AATCAGGCTATCCGCCATTACTTGAGCAAATGAAAAACGCTCGCCGGTTTTCTGAGCAAATGCCAGCAGGATTTCGGAGACTGCCGTAATCGCAGGAGCCAACCCGGCCAAGAACTGATTGACGAAGCCCTGCATGGGCAAGGCCAGCCTGCCAATCGCATCGCCCATGGCTTCGATGGCAGCAACCTGCGGGCCTGTCATCTTCACGCCCAGGTCGGTGAGCAGCCGATCCATCTCGCGGAAAGCCTGCCCGCCTTGCCGCAGGAAGTTGAGCATCCCCTGGCCGCTGCGGCCGAAGATGTCGATCGCCGCTGCTGCCTGCATGTGCGGCGGCAGGGCTGCAATGCGGTCGGCAATCAACGCCAACTGCTCGGTCGTGCTGAGCCCAGCCAGATCGTCCATCGTCAGGCCGAGTTGAGCGAATGCCTTGGCCGCAGCCGGCGTGCCTTGGGCCAACTCGCCGACCATTCGAGCGGTACGACGCAGGCCGGTGGTGAGCAGCTGCTGGCTCACGCCCGACTCGGCAGCCACCTGCTGCATCACCTGCAATTCACCAGCCGCCACGCCCAACTCTTGCGAGAGATTGTGCAGGGCTTCCGCAGATCGCGTCGCTGAAGTCAGGGCGGCAACCGCTCCAGCCAGAGTGGCGAACCCGCCCACCACCGGCATCAGCATCGGCATCATGCCGCCAAGAGCACCACCCAATGAGGACAGCCCGCCGACGCTCTTCTGAAATCCCTTGAGCTGCCGCCCGGCCTTGGACAACCCAGCAGTGAGCCCGCCCGTGCTGGCGGTGATGCTGACGTTTACGCGGCCAAAGTTGTTTGCCATGGTTTCATCGCGGGATCGCGTTTAGCGTGGCGAGGATCTGATCTGGTGTCTGTGCCCGCTTCGGAACCGGCAGGAACTCCTCTGGCTTCTTGATGGGCTGCCGCTTACCTCGGTTTGCGTTGTATCTCTGAGCAATCGCCACGGCGTCTCTGAGCCACTCGTCGCCCCACGGCTCGAGCAGGTAGTAGCCCATCCAGCCGTACAACTGATCGACGCTCATCTCGTCGGCCAGCCGCTCTACGTCCCAGATGCCGAGCTTCAAGGCCAGCCGGTACAGGAACGCGAGCACCGGCTGCCGTTCTATTTTCCCGCCGCCTCCTCCACTGCATTGCCGCCGATGCCGTTCAGTTTGAATCCCGCATCGACGATGGCCTGCACGATGTCCGTGTCGAGCTCGCCAATCCAATCGGCATCGGCGTCCTCGAACATCCGCGTGCCGTCTTCGTTCACCACCACCATGGCGACGAAGCGTGCCCGAACGTTGTCCAGGTTGACGCCACCAACCTTGCCTCCAGTCACGATCTGCTCGAAGCGATCGCGGTCTTTGGCAGAGAACTTGGCGACGTAGATGGTGCCGCCAAGTTCTGGAACGTCTAACGCCACGCGGGGCCGAACGCCACGCTTGGCTTTGATCTGCTCACGAGTAAGAGCCACAGTCCGCGCCTCCTGTCAGCACTAGCTCGGCAGCGTGCCGCTGAGCTTGATGGTGAGCGTGCCGCTCATCATGTCTTCCATCTGGGCACCAGCCTCGAAGCCGGTGGCATAGCCGAAGGCACTCCAGAGCGTGGTAGTCGTACCGCCACTTGCCCAGTAGACGTTGACGGTCTGGTTGGTCGCCACGTTCGCCATGTCGGTCGTCGGCTTAACGGCCGGGTCGAAGAGCACCTCGACCGACAGCTCGCCCGGATCGTAAATGGCGGAAGCCACGAACTCCTTGGCGGACGAGAGCATATGGGTCGATTCAGCGACAGCACGGGAAATGCCACCGTGATTGACGCCGGTGATCTTGTAGCCGGTCGCCGTAGCTAACGCCGTCCCAAACGTCACGTACGTACCCTGTCCGATGTCGACTGCCATGGCTTTCTCAAGCCTCCGTGAAGGTGACTTCTATTGACAAATCCGTGCGGTAAATCGGCAATTGCTCGCCGTTGTTTGGCGGCTCCTGCGTGTCGTCGTCGCTCTTGACGACGGCCAGCCGGATGCTCTGCGTCTGCTTGAATTGTAGGGCGATCCGTATGGCTCGCGCGAGGTTTCGCACGCCCACGAGCGAGTCCCCAATGGCCGAAATGGTGAACGAGACTCGGGTGATCCCGGTCATGCCACGCATGTGCATGTACGGCCCGCGGCCCGTGTTCTCTCGCTGGTAGACGATGCACGGCAAGGCCGAGCCCTGCGGAGCCTGGACAGCGTAGATGCGGCTACCCACCTGCATGGCGATGTCGGCATCTGCCGTCAGCAGCTGCACAAGCGATTCGTCGATGTGGGTAGTCGTTGGCATTAGCCCCTGCCTGCAATCTTTCTGAGCTGGCGACGCTCGTGCTCGGCAATGGCCTTGTCCACAAACTTGCCCAAGTCGCGCATCAACGCCTCTCGGATGGACGGCAAGTTGGCATTGGCCCAGGCTTCAAACTTGCCTGTTCCCGCAAAGCCCTTTGCCGTGGCAAACGCTACGCGGCCATCCTTGCCTCTGACGTTCTTGAAGTATGTGTAGCGGGAGGCCACGTTCGACGGCACAGAAAGCAATCCGCTTTTTGCCGTCCGCGTTTTGACGCCCCGCTCGATCCACCACGAGTGATAGCCCAGTTCGCTTTTGTTTGCTGCGCGACCCTTCTTGGTGCTGCCACGCCTGTAGCCGACGATTGCCGTCTGCGTAGCAAATCGCTTTTTGGCCTCGATCTTTACGCCTACAGAGCGGCGAAGGTTGCCAGTTGGGCCGCGAGGCGTTAATGCCTTGATTTCGTTAAGTTGCGACTTGGCCACGCTGTTGACGGCCGCCCGCAGGTACTTGCGCTGAATCGACACTGGCACTTTCTTCAGACGTGCCAGCACGTCCTCCACGCCCTCGACGGTCATGCCCAGCTGCATAGCCATCAGTCCACAACCTCCGACACCAGGAGCTCGTGTTCCTCGCGGCGGCCACGCTCGACGGCCGACATGATCTCGAACGTGCGGCCATCCGCCGTCAGTCGCATCTTGGGCTTGAGCCCGTTCGTGTACCGCATGCGGACGCGGTGCGTCACCACGCCCTCGTTTGCCATGGCGTTGATGGCTTCGTTTCCGCTGAGCGGCAGAATCGCGATCCACCGCGTAGCAAACGTTGACCAGGACAGCACAGGCTCCCCGATGCTGTTGGTGCTTTCGGTGGGAGTCTGCACCGTGGCAAGCGTGTCCATGTCGCCGGAACGGAGTGGCATGGCCTACGCTCCGTAAATGACGAGCGTGTAGGATGCGGTGCCCGAGTAGGCCGAGACGTTGAACCCGGCCGTGCCGCCAGAGCGGCTGTCTGACAGGGCGACTCGGCTTCCGCCAGTGATGGCCACGCCATCCCCGGCAGCCTCACTGCACACGGCTGCGGACGAGGCCGCAAACGCGAATCGGCTGACGCTGGCAAACGAGACGGCGGCACCGCTGGCGTCCTTGTAAGAGCTCGGAGCCACGGCGATGGCCACGGCGGCCGTGCCGCAGGTGCCAGACACCAAGGCCACTTTGCCGCTGCTGTAGGCGTCCGTGCTCGTGACGGCCAGCCGCTTGAGCGATTGCGTCCCGGTGCTCGCCTCCGAGTCAGAGAACGCAACGTCCACGGCGATACGGCCTTCAATGGTCATGCGTACTGCTTCCACTTCAATGGCTCAAGCAAAGCGTGAACGCCAAGCGGCACGTTCTGCCCAGTGCTTCCGACAGCCTCGCGATTGGCATACCAGTGCCCCACCAGCATCTTGATGGCGTGCACGGCCGGCTTCGGAACGTTGGCGGCCCCGCCGTAGCCGGCGAGGTAGGTGATCTGCACGGCCTTGTCATCCAGCCGCACGTTGGGCCAGTCCTCGAGGTACAGCGGGTAGGCCAAGGCAGGAACGTGGTCGCGGTCTACGCGGAACTGCTGCGTTCCAGACTGCGACCACGTGAGGGTCTGTGTGGTGCCGGCGGAATCCACATACGAGATAGTCACCGTGGCGCTCGTGGCAGTCGCGTTCAACCGCACCGGCGGGCGCGGGAGCTCGATGCGGAGGCTCGGAAAGTCATCGAACGCCACGGTGTATTGCTTGTCCGCGAATGTGCGGTCGCAGTAGTCCTCGCACCACGTAGTCGCGGCATCGACCAGCCCGCCGATATACGTATCGTCATCGGTGAAATCGACGATCCGCAGGTGCTCCTTGGCCTCGGCCACGCTCACCGGGCGGTCGCCCGTGCCGCTCG